GTTGAAAAGAGGAGATCCGACTTATGCACCGCGTATAGTGTATAAGTCTGAGGACGAGTTCAATGCTGTTATGGGGCCATTTGTGTATGGTGCCATTAAACGGTTTAAGTTGTTCTTGGCCAAGTTTCATCCAGAGCTGCACTTCTCGTATGATGATGAAGTCGAAAAAGCATGGGAACACGTTGACAGGCGTGGTATCTATGTCGAAGTAGATTTCTCATCAAACGACAAGACGCAGACCAGGCTCGTGACTACGTTGCGAGCGCTATTGTTGGAGAAACTTGGGGTGCCAGCGTTTATTGCGGGTGCTGAGGATGCTTCCGAGTTTACGAAAATATTCGATGCGTGCTCTAACATTGAATATTTGATGGTTGGCCAGATGAAGTCTGGTACCACCACCACCACACTCGGAAATACTTTTTGGCATTTTTGCATTAAACGCTACATCTGCAAGAAACTTTTGCGGTGTCAGCATCGAACCGCTGTCCGAGGAGATGATGGGATTACTGTGGTTTGGTTTCCACAGCATGACCACATCGATGAACAATTGAGGGGGTATGGGTTTCGTGCGTCACGTGTGGCGTACGTTAAGAAGTGGGTGGAGATTGGAATTGCCCGATCTCGCATGGTGGGCAAAATTAAAGTCACCATGGATTTGCGCTCCACTACTTTCCTGTCTACCCACCCTCTCAATTGTGGGGGACGTTGGTTCGCGTCCCCTTTCTTGGCCCGAACTATTTGTAAGATTGGGGTCAAGTCGTCATGGGGCGACCCAGAGGATTATTGGGCAAATAAACTCTGGTCATATGCTTACAATTATCGCCACATTCCTTGTGTATCTGCTCTTTTGATTGCTTATGCTAAGCAGCTCCCGACACCTAAGGTAGTTGAACTTCACTTTAACGCGAGATGGCGTCATCATACCCCTAAAACCATCGAACGTTATTGTAGGTTTGGCCCGAAGGTGTCGAGAGATGTTTATGCGGAGGAAGTGCTTGACTTGGAGTATCTTCTCCACAAGTTGGATCTTGTGTTAAGCGGTCGGATTGTTTCTTTGGATCCTGTGTTTTATGACAGGATTTAAAAGAGAGAGAG